CGGCGTGCCGGAGTTGAATCCAGCATTCTTCCATTCCCGCAAAGGCGAGGATGGCTTGCTCGGTGGTGTGGGCGGTGAAATAGCGGCGGATTTGGAATTCGGTCTCTAGGTCTTTGCTGTAGTAATAGCGGATGGCGTAGAAGTTCCCTTTTGGGGGGAAGGCGATAGCGGAGTCGTAGGAGATGCAGACGTAGGACCCGTCTGCAAAGTGGACTGGCTCCGGAGTGACATACGACGGCTGAGGGCCGTCTGGCTGGATGAACGTCACGACGCCCCCCAGTGAGCGAGCGACGTGAATGGCTACCGCCATGAAGCGGGACGGTTCCGTCCCATATTCATAAGCGGTTGGATCGAAATCCCCTTGCTCCGTGCGGCAGAGTTCAGTTGCCGCAGCACAGCAGATTTCGGCTAACAATGGCTTATGGTAGGCCATAATGTGTGGCATGTTTTTTCTCCTTTCGGGCTGATAGCCCATGAAACAACATCAAGATTTTGCGGCCTCTGTGCGGCCAGTACCGCCGCAGATGCCGCAGAGGTGGTCACCGTTTTCGTAGTCAACAATGTACCCCTCCCCTTGACAAGAGGGGCAATTGGGGTCCTCGTCGAGCGACTCGACCCGATATCGGGCAAGGCGGGCTCCAGCCGCTTCCATCTCGGGGAGTCCGTACTCGGCCCCGCGTGGGGGCGGGCCGTCGAATTCAACGGCGATGACTTCTTCGGCCAACGCCGCTAAGTGTAGCGGGATATTTCCCGCTACAATAGCCCCCATCACATCAATGGGGGCGGCGGACGCGATTACCTCGGCGTCCGCAAACTCCGGAGCACGGTTCCGGATAAAAGCTATGGCAGCCGCGTGGCGGCTGACAATAACTCTTCTAGGGCTTTCCATGTAACCCTCCTTCTCCTTCTAGATCTGTGGACATGAAAAAAGCCGTGGAACCGTTAAGTCCCACGGCTTCAGTAGGTTGCCGTTATACACCGCTCTTGAGGATCTCCGCTGCGAGACTGGTGAGATCCTTCTCGCTCCGTTGTGTGGGCATCTGCCCTCTGAGGTACAGCATGTACCCCATCTTGGCTGGATGGCCCTCTACGAGACCCTTGGCTACCATCGCCTTTTGCAAGGCCACTGGGTCGATGCCGAATTGATGCCTTATCATGGAGTTCAACCCGGATATCCTGGTATGAACCCCCCTCGACTTGCTGCCATTGGCAGCAGCCAGATAAGGGATGGCTTTCAGGACGAAAGCCTCGACTGGAGAGATGGCAGCTTTGGGAGCCACTTTGGCCGGTTTCGGGGCGGCTTTGGCCGCTTTGGGTTCTGCCATGGGACCACCAAGCACGGTGATCCCGAAATACTCTGCGGTGTCTTTCAAGGAGCCCAGGTCTTTGTAGACGCTGAGCACTTGCTCACGGGGCATTCCCGTAGCTTTCACTAACTCTGCTAACGTCATGGTTCAATCTCCTGCCGAATTTTTTCGGCCCCCCAAACTTCGCCGAAATGCAATCGATTGTCAAGCGTTTTCTCGTAACTTGTTGATTCTGAATGAGAAATAGTTCTGGATACTTGATTGCAAGATAGAACGCAATTTACAGTGAAACCGTAATGGCAATCTCAGTTACCGTGACAGTAGAACGGAGGTTCCCGTTCCGATTGTTTATCGCGGCAAAAGTGGCCCAGGGGAGGGGCCTCGCAAGCGGCGGGCGCTTATAGAACTGTTTAGTTCCTCGCGCCCTCCATAAAAATCCATAAAAATCCATAAAAACATCAAACAACTTAAATCAACAAAAATTCAAAACAACTTAAAACTGCAAAATTGAAACATCCCATCAAACAACTTTCCAAATCTTTCCATCCAGATTTAGGATGCGCCTATGATCTTCGCTTTGTGCTGGGGAGGAGAGAGGAAAGAGGGAAGGGAAGGTATGTATATAAGGATAAGGGAGCTATGGGAAGAGGGTCTGGCTCCCTGTGGTTATGCCTATGAAGGATTCCGCACTAGAATTTTCTCCTGGTTTGCCTTCTCACTGCCCGCACGGCGGTCATACGGCCACAGCGGGCGCACTCGACCGAGCGCCACTTGGCCGGGTAGACGGTCACCTGTATATATCCGCAAAAACAGCACTTATGCCGGGCCACCGCCCATCCACCGGCCATGTGATGTTCATGCCGCCTACTACCTTCTCCGTCAATGGGTGTGCCTCCACGTTGCATCGGCTACCTTGGTTTTCCCTTCCGGCCTCACCGCTTATCTCGACGATCATACCGATCTTCAGGGAATGGTTTCGCGGTCGAGGGAGGAATCCTTCTTCGATCTAGATCTTTCCTTGTACCCTAACCGAAGGACCCTTTCCCGGATGCTCTCGCAGGGGTCTGGTCCTATGTACCAAACAGGGACCCGGCCAGTCGTGGCAAATTCGGCAAACTGCGCTTGGATCGTCTCCATACAGTCCGGGAAATAGCGATGACACCCATCGAAGGTGTCTTTACCCCCCAGGCTTCCACCGCAACGCTGGCAAAGGGCGGTCGATGATGGATCGCCGTGGACGATGTGTTTACCCTTCTTCATGGCTTCATCTCCTTGCGTTTCCAGGCACTGGCAATGCTCCGCGCAACAATAACAGCCCTCGCAGGTGATCTCGCGCTCACAGCCCGTCCGAACCCACGTTCCGCACCACATCGCCGACCTCCGTAGCCATTGTCTGGGCAGACATCGGCCTAGTATATCACCCAAAATATATACCGGCGCACCAAACACACTCCAGACCCCCTCCCGGCAACCCCCCTATAATAAGGATACGTCCTCCCTGCCGCACTTCCTTATAGCCTTGCAAGCCTTTTAGCACAGCCCCACGGTCCCGAGGCAGCCAAAATCCCGGCAAAACACCCGCTCCTATGACATTTTCTTTGTATTTTATGCAAGCCTTTCCACCCCAGGAGTACGGCTGGCCAGTGGCCAAAACCAGCATTTTATAGCCTGCTGGCTATATTTTCCTCTTGCGTCCCTATCGGTGCTAGGTGTACAGTATAGGCTATGGCAATAGAGACGCAAACAGGAGATGGGCCGGAGCAAGAGCAGAAGCGCAGGGAACGCTTCAACAGGCGTATCCTGCTCTCGGAGCAGGCCCGCCTGGAAGCCATCGAACTGATTTCAAAGCTGGTCTACATGCGCCGCGATCTGCTGAAGATCCCCCAGGGAGAGCTTGCCTCCGCCATGGGGATCGAACAGCCTTCACTTGCCAGATTCGAAACTGGCCGCTACGGCGGGCAGGGCGTCCCGCGTCTGGACACCATCATGAGGTACTGTCTCGCCCTCGGGGTCAAGCTTGTAGTCGATGCCTCGGGAGCGCCCTCCAACCTGCCGCCAGCCGCCTGAGAGAGGTAGGCCCATGCCAAAGATGGAATGGATAAAATCTTCCACCAGCGGAACCATCCTGAGATATTGCGACATGAGCACTGAGCGGATCGTGGGGGAAGTGTTCTCGGGAACCGATGGGATACACTTTGCTTCCTGCGGAAATATAGCTTTCGGCCAGTTCCTCAGTTTGCAGGCAGCCCAGTTGGCCGTCCAGGATCACTATGCGAATGAGGTGATCTACGAGCTTGTGGGTCGTTCCAGCCAATCGGCAATCGCCAAACAAATCCAACAGCTTCGTGAGCTAAAGCCGGGGTGGGATTCCTATCGCGCCAAACCCATCACGGAGGCGGCGCTGCGGATGGCCGAAGCCATTATGGGCACGACCGCGACTTCGGTGCCAACGGCTGATGGCGGAATCCAGCTTGAATGGCATACTGCTGGAGTCGAGGCCATCATCGATATCAATCCGGATGGAACAATCAACTATGGTGATTCATAAATCTGTGTCCAGATCTGGACATGGAGCGAGGGGAGAAAAATGACAAAAGGAAGCTCCAAGGCATCTATGTTCCCTAAGATAATGTATATCTATCGCATGTATGATAACTATCATGGTCCACTCTTCGACGCCCTTCCGTCCATCGACAGGTTTAGCGAAGAGACGGTATACCAGGATGGCGATGCGGTCGCGGTCTATGAGTTCAAAGAGATCAAGCGGTTGAAGAAGACGGTTGCGCTGGAGTAGGGGAACAGTTGCACCATCTCCTAAATTTGCTCTGTTTGTAATGGATATCCGGGAAGCATTGACGATCCTGATTTCTCGCTACCGCGTTGCGGCGCAAGTCGTCGAGTACGAATACGATCCCGCTGGCAGTAGTTATAGCCTTGCGCCATCGCCTCGTGATCTTGAAGTGCTGCGATGCTTCGGAGTCGAGATCAAGGAGGACGATCTCTACCTGACAACGTATCAATCAAAGGAACACTTTTCTCTTGATCCAAAATCGGTTCGCCTGATCGTGGACACAATCATGGAGAAAATGGAACATTCGGGACTTAAAAATGTTTCCTGAAAGTCAGACATATGGGCTCATCCACGACTCTAGTAATTATCGTTACCATGATCTGCTGGAGCATTCCGGTCATGCTCTACTTTTTGATAGATAGCGTTGGAAGGCAGGCTAGCCGCTATGGCGAACTGCGAGTCAAGGACTTCCTGCTCATGATTTTAGCGGCTATCTTCATGTTGGGTATGCCGGGATGGCTGTATTTCGTGATTCGGTATTTAGGTAAGGTATGAGAATGTTTCGATAGATATGGAGCGAGCCACGTTCGGGGAATGTTCCAAAAAAGTTGAGCGAGCCATCGAATGAGAATATTTCATGCCGAGTGAGCGAGCCAGTATTGGGGAATGTTTCGACAGATCTGAGCGAGCCATTTCGCGTGAATGTTTCACGATAAGCGAGCGAGCCAGAGATCGGAAATGTTTCACGTGGTGCGAACGAGCCATTGATCGTGAATGTTTCATGATGGCAGAGCGAGCCAGTGCTGGGGAATGTTTCATTGCGATGTGAGCGAGCTACGGAGCGAGAATGTTCTGCAAAAGTGAGCGAGCCAAGACTCAGGAATGTTTCAAGCCACGAGAGCGAGCCAAGGCGAGTGAATGTTTCAGATATTCGGAGCGAGCCATAGGATCTGAATGTTTCATACGGGGGAAGCGAGCCAGTGAAGCCGAATGTTTCAAGTTGCAGGAGCGAACCAAGAAGAAAGAATGTTTCACGAAAAGCGAGCGAGCCATAGGATCTGAATGTTTCATATGCAGGAGCGAGCCAAGCCGGAGGAATGTTTCAAACTGCAAGGGCGAGCCATTGGATGTGAATGTTTCACGAGTTCAGAGCGAGCCATTCCAAAAGAATGTTTCATGACCTGTGAGCGAGCCATTTCACGTGAAAGTTTCACGCCACGCGAGCGAGTCAAGAGAGTCTAATGTTTCATGATTATAGAACGAGCCAATGACGGGGAAGGTTTCGATAGATGTTAGCGAGTCATTGACGGGGAATGTTTCACATGCTGTGAGCGAGCCATTGATCGGGAATGTTTCATGAGAAGCGAGCGAGCCATGTCGATGGAATGTTTCAACAGATGTGAGCGAGCCATGCCTGAAGAATGTTTCATAAAGCGTGAGCGAGCCATTTCAGCGGAATGTTTCATTGCGAGTGAGTGAGCCGTACAAAATGACTGTTTCATGTAGATAGAGCGAGCCATTGAGCATGTATGTTTCATGATGCGTGAGCGAGCCATTGGTAGAGAATGTTTCAGCAGTAGTGAGCGAACCATGGAGCGGTAAGGTTTCAGCGAGCATGAGTTAGTCAATAAGAGTGAAGGTTTCACTGGAATTGAGCGAGCCATTGGCACAGAATGCTTCAAGATAGATGAGCGAGCCAAAGTGGCAGATGGTTTCATCAGGTGGGAGCGAGCCAAAAGTCGAGAATGTTTCATGAGAAGCGAGCGAGCCAGCAGCGCTTAACGTTCCATTGTAGATGAGCGAGCCATTGGAAGAGAAGGTTTCAGAAATTGGGAGCGAGCCAAAATGAACGAATGTTTCATCTGAAGTGAGCGAGCCACTGCCAAGGAATGTTTCGTGAGGCGTGAGCGAGCCAAGGACAAAGATGGTATTCAAATGTGCGGAGCGCTAGGAGCGTAATCCGCTCCTCGGATGTAACTGGATGCTCTGGTGAATCAACTCTTGGAAGGTAAGCAATGGCCAAAAAAGATAGTGAAAATGCTCCGAATGTCCTAGGCATACGGCTGGGAGTGTCCGACGCTTGGACTTCCTGGATTTTAGAGCATCACGTAAATCTAACAGAGTTAGTCAAGGACTCGATCAAGCAAAGCTTCGAGGATTGGCTTTCCAGGACCGGAGATGAAATTCTCAAACAGATTGTACTGGTGGCCATGGCTCCTCCAGGGCCACCATCTATTGGTTTTATGGATTTATACGATGATTTCATCGCTGCTCTGACTGTCTGGCGCGAAGCGCGTGGAGAGCCACCGGATGGTAGGCTTGCAGTTGCCATGGTAATCCGGAACCGCATGAAAGATCCCCGCTGGCCGGATTCCGCATCCAATGTCTGTTTGCAGGCCAAGCAGTTCTCCTGCTTCAATTTGGGAGATCCCAATTCGGTCCTTTTCCCTACTGCCACTGGCGATGAGAGTTGGAAGTCTTCCTGTGTAGCCTGGATGAAATCTAAGCATTTGAGTCTGGCCTCGGATGATCTCACCCATGGGGCCAATCATTATCTGAACCCGAACGCAGGCAGGCCGAATTGGCTTGACTCGTCCAAGGTGACCATGAAGATCGGAAACCATACGTTTCTGAAACTGTGAGGATATTATGCCGTTCAATCGAAGGAAGTTCCTAACTTTCGAATTCAGCGCACTACCCTTAGCTCCGACCATCAGCCGTCCTCCTGCGCCGAACTATACTAATCCGAAATTGTAAACTTTATTGGAAGAACGGTCAATTTAATAGCTGGTAAACGTGTATTATCCTTGTTATCCTTGATTTCAAATGAAGCCCCGTAGGGTGCGTGCTTTCCAAGCCGGTATCGGCCTCCGATGCTCAGTACTAATCCGTACATTTTCATTGATGTTGGTGATTGGAATGGGGTTACTAGCTCAAGAGAAAAGCCAGTACGTAATTGTATACGATACCGTCAATGGGGTTGCGGCCCTATCCATGGCGGAACTGAAGGCAACCGATATCATTAAAGATCTTCAATCTAGGATAGCCTTACTGTTGGCGCAGAACATCACCCTCCAGGGCCGCGTGACGGCCCTGGAGTCGAAGATAGGGTTGGCGCTGGTCTTCTCGTCGCCCTTGGCCGTCACCCCCACCGGCATCGCCTATCTGCAAAAATGTCCCAGTGGGCAGGGCTACTTCTTCGATGGCACCATCGGGCGTTGGGCGTGTTCTCCCATGGGATTGCAGAACGCCGGAGTGGGAGCGATTACCGCCGACAAGGGCACAAAAATGTGGGTGGACGCTAATGGGACCACCCATGTCGCCATCGATTATCCCCTGAACCCCGGTCCCGCTCCGGGAACCGAATATAGCCAGTGCGCACTCGGGCAGTGGACGGCTGATGCCCAATACCTCTACGTATGTGTAGCGAGTGGACACTGGAAACGAGTTGCGTTTGGTACATGGTAAATCCGCGTCCAGAGAGAACAAATGAAGCCCCAGAAGTTACCCATCAAACTGGCCATCGCCTATAAGAATTTCGCCGCTCATGCCGGAATCTCCCACATCGGCCTGGGCGTGAGCGCCCTGAATATCTGTAAGGTATTGAGAGATCAGGGAATTAATGTAATCGTCTGGCCGATAGTCTCACCTGCCGATTTGCTGCAACACTTACGCACCGACAAGGATGTCACCCATGTCGTCGTTTCCGCTCCGTGGATACCCATCGCCGACTGGATCAACATCACACGCACTTATCCTGACCACATATTCGCGGTCAACTGCCACTCGAATGTCGGTTTCCTCTTTGCCGATCCGAGGGGGATGGAATTGCTGCGCGAAGGGCTGAAGCTGGAGTTGGGAACCTGGAACTTTCACATTGCTGGCAACAGCAGGAAGTTCCAGCGGTGGATCGAGGATACCTACGAGCAGCCGTGCAGCTATCTGCCGAATCTCTATCACCTTCAGAAAGTCCGCATCAACCGCCCGCTGTTCAGTGGTGGTGTATTGAGGGTCGGATGTTTCGGCGCTGCCAGACCGCTCAAGAACTGCATCAGCGCGGCGGCTTCCGCTTTGGAGATGGCTGCTGATATGCACGTCTCGCTCGAATTCTGGATCTCGGGCGGCAGAAGCGAGGGATCTCAGGGGATTCTAAACTCCATGCAGGCGATGTACCGGGATCTGCCGCACGCCAAGCTTGTAATCCAGAACTGGCAGACTTGGCCGGAGTTCCGGGTGACCGTGCGGCACATGAACCTGCTCCTGCAACCGAGCCATTCCGAGTCCTTTAATATGGTGACCGCCGATGGCGTAGCAGAGGGGATACCGAGCGTTGTCAGCGATGCGGTGGATTGGGTGCCAGAACACTGGAAGGCGTGTATGGATGACGTTGGAGAAATAGCCAGAACGGGCCGGTGCCTATTGGGCGATATTCACGCCCCAGCAGATGGGTTGGCTGCGCTTGAAGACCATAATCTCCACGGGGTTATGGCCTGGAAGGAGTTCCTCACATTATGAAGACCAAACTGTTGACCATCTCGTTTCTGATAGACTCAAAGATACACAGGGAATCCTATTACTACGACTACGATCCGTCGAGTCCTCAGCCCAACTTCTTCATCTTGAACGGTGTGGCATATCTCACTGAAAGATCAGGGATAGTCCGATACTTCCCGTTATCGCATATACTCGGGATGCAAGTCGGAGACGGGTAGTGTCCTAGTTCGACACGATGCAAAAAAGCGCCTGAGCTTTTGGGGCCTAAACCCCAAATCGAGACGCTAGGCGACTCATCTCAGACGCATTTCTATAATAAGAGAAATTACAAGATTCCGTCAACAGAAATCAGATTAAAGAGTCTTCAAATATGTGTTAGGATTGGAATTGGGGGAAGAAGGGGACGCCGAAATGGATACTTCTGAAGCTGTCCTTGGACAAACATCGCATGGCCCCGTTCGCCTGCCGACAGGTGCGGTCGGAGTTTCCGGCCAAGTCGCTGTAGAGGCGCTCTCTAAGAAGGCGGCCGAGCAGTTCATACAGGCCCGCATCCGTCAGGATATATTCTCACTAGCCGAGGGGACCGTAACCATTCAATGGCCAGCCGCGCTCAGTGCTGAGAGCTTTCAGGATCTCGCCGACTGGCTGGATATTGTGAAGAGGAAGATCGGAAGATCCGTCAAGGCTGCTGAACCCGGTCTTAATTTCGGCGACCCGAGCATGTACAAGCCGTAAGGACAGTGCGAAATTTCCCTCTCCCGACCGCCACCAAGGATCAATGCAACATTAGGACACTACCCGGAACCGTGGGCTTTCATTCTGCCGGAATGGCAGCCTCCAACTCCGCAATTTCTTTCCGGAGAGCTTCCCGCTTCTCCTCGGCGGTCTTCAGAGACTCTAGCCGGATCTTGGCCTCACGCAACCGCTTGGCCATAACGTCGGTCTTGCGGGTGCGAACCTCACGCTTCAATTCAGAGATCCGTTCATCGAGCCACACCGGGGCATCGGTAGAAAGCTCCATGTAGCACCGCTTCAAGGAGGTAGCTGTGCCATAAAGATAAACCACCTCTTCGAGCGACAAGCGAATCAGGTCCAGGTTCTTTAGCTCATCCAATTCCAGCATGTTCAACCTCCTCTTTCTTCTGGGCGAAGACATCTTTCAACTCCAGTAGCGGCGTCTCCATGATCTCGTCGATCAGCGAGTAACGCGATGTTCGCATGGTCTTGATCAGATTGGGCAGCGAGTAGTAGTCTACGTTGCTGCCGCTCAGATCAAACTTCTGGCAATCGATCCCGGCCCGCACGAGCGTTTCGGAGAAAACATCCTCCGAATCACCGCTCAGTCGGTACAGGTAAACCGTGGGCTCAACGCCTGTGTTTTCAGCATACTTCTTGTAAACGTTGTAGAAGTACGGAGGATTGTTCTCTCCGCCGTCCGAAATTACAGCTATACCGTTGATTTCAAGACCATTATCGATTGCATACTGCAAGCCGCAGCCGATGGAAGTTCCGCCGCAAGCCCTGACGTGCTTAGTCGAGGCGCTAAGTTCACTGTAAGTCTTGCCCGTAACCTCTATGTAGCGCGGATAAACATCGAAGAATACCAAATGCACCTCTCCCTGGACCAACTTGGCCAGGGTGGATGCGATCATGCGAGATGCTTCGATGGCCACACTCATGGAACCGGACTTATCGCCGAGCACTAGCCAGTTGCCTTCGATGCCGCCAAGGGTCTTAATCTGCCGCTCCTGAAGGCTATCCAGCTTCTTGCTCAGAACCTCATCGCCGATGGCTTCTGCCGCCCGCGTGGTTTTGAAGGTGACTTTCTTGCTTTTCGATGCCTTCTCCAGCGCCGATTCGTAGGCTGCCCGCAGCGCCGCGTTGGATTTCACTCCTAGGCGCTCCAGCAGCTTGGTGTTGGTCACCAATTCTGTGGGCGTCATACGGTTGATGAGCGCCAACACGAGGTCGGGATCTTTCCGTTTTTCGCCCAAGGCTCCCGTGGCGACCAGAAAGGGGATCTTGCGATCCATGATCTCGGAGGCGGCTTCCTGGACCGACATATTCTTGAGGTTGGCGATGGCTTCAAATACCGTCCCTTTAGGCTTATCTCCCTTGAATAGAATGAGATCCGCCATGGCGGAAGGCTTGGCGTGGGTCAGGGCGTACAGTTCCTTTAGCTTCTTGCGATGCTGTACGGCGGTCCTTTCCCAACGCGCCCAGTTCGATTCGAGCGTCTTTAGGTAGTTTCCGATCACCCGATCCAGAAGTTTCGCCCGCCCCGGCAGTTTGATCTCCTTGGCAAAACGCAGCGCCCGTACCAGATTGCGCGGATCTAGCAGCGAGAGATGCGCGAGGGAATTCTCGACGAATTCTTGCGGGAACTCTCGCGTGGCGAGAGATACCACCGGAAGGGCCACCTTGGAGTCCCGGATCTGTCCTTTCTTGCGGTTCCAGGCAATTAGGTGCGCCAGGAATTCCGGCTCCTGTTTGGCCGCAATCTGTCCCATGGGCACATATTCGGCCAGCTTTCCATGCGCCGACCGCGAGAGTTCGGCGATGATTTGGGTCTTTTGGACCCCGGTTTCTTTCTTCACTGTCGCTCCTTTTAGTGCGGCAAGTCCCGGATGCAATTGGCTGTCGGACCAATTGAAAGATGGTGACATGTAAGCTACCGGAGTAGCCGCAACTTCAATGGCGCAAGTCGAACCGGCGTCCAAGGCCCCCGTGAGATTTTTCTTGGGGGGCCTTTCGGATTCGAACCGAATCGCAACCCTTACGGGCTACTTTGCCAGCGTGTATCCGGTTCAGTAGCGCCAAACTTAACGGCGAAAAGTCGGAGTTGAGTTGGTTTGCTCAAAAGGATAAGCATGTACTCGGCTCCAGTATTCGCCGGTCTTGATTCCGGAAAGTCGTCGTGCCGTAGTTGCCATACCGTTAGGCGATATCTCCCGTGGGGGATACCCGGATTTGAACCGGGATACATGTAGGCACTCCAGTATCCGGAAACCTCCAATCCCGGCAAGTCAGTGAAGAAGTCCCACCGAAATGGGTGTCCGGATTCGAACCGGAAATTTCTGATTATAAGTCAGATGCTCTACCGTTGAGCTACATGTATCTTCACTAGTAGCCGGGAAACTTTTTATCCCCGGCTGCCGATCAAATCTTCCGTGATTCGGCAGAATCACCGCAGCCGGGGATCGGGCTCAGGCTCACTTCTCTATCGCTTCTCAAGGGTACAGCCTTAGGATGCTTCCTGTCAACAAAAATCTTATGTTGAGCGCAAAAAATTTTATGCTACAGTTGGTAAGAGGGTATATGACAGATGGAAGTGGATCTAACGGTCTCGACAAGCCGCGCTCTGGAAAACCAGCGCCAGCAGGCAGCATCGGCAGCAAGATGCGCATTGCCCGTATGATGGCGGGTTTGCGGCAAGGGGATCTGGCCAACAGGATGGAGATATCCCAGGTGACGGTCTCCTCGTGGGAAACCGGAAGGACGCATCCCAATGCGCTTCAACTGGAACGCTTCGCAAGTGTATTGGGGATGGATTTAGTCATCGAATTCCGCTCGCGCCAGTAGGGTGAATGGGTTCGCAGGAATCCTAGCATTCTGGCCGATCCAAGGGGGTTCTGGGAATGAATCTGTACTCCTCCTTCCGGCCAAGATTGGTTTTTCCACATCCAGATCAGGACATCAAGGCCCGTCTTCTGATCCTCCCAGAAGCCCATCGAGGCCATCGGCGTCAGGTCGTGATCAAGTGAAGCGCACCAGACTTCTCCCGATTGCAACAGCTTGATCGCCTCTTCAACGGTTTTCACCCAAGTCCAGCCGCACCGGCCATGCTCCCAGGGATCGCGGGTATCGTCCAAAAATAGCTTGATCATTGGACGGTTTTCACGGTCGGGGTGTTGGTGACGCGAGTGGCCCCAGGAATCAGGACTCGTAACGCGGTAGGGATAGCTTGACTGGTTAGGTTGTGCCAGAAGCTGGCCTTGGTGGGCTTGAACATATCCCGGATATACCCCATGGTTTCAGCTACTTCTGCTGTCCCCTTATGCAATTCCTCGGTGCTGCCAGCGAGTTCCGCTACCATCTTCTTGACGTTTTCATCTCTAGCTAGTTGATCGGAATGCTCTAGGATCGATTGAAGCACTTTCATGTTTTGGTTGGTTTGATCGGTCAGGACTTGTAGGTTGCGTCCGGATTGCTCCAGTACTGCTGAGAGTTTTGGCAACAATTCACTGTTGATATTGTGGTCGGAATGCTCGATCAGGGAGCGGGTTGAGAGCATGGTATCGTGCAGGTCTGTCAACACGACGTTGGCTTTGGCTACCGCCGCCGCCGCGTCCTTTGCTGACTTGTCCCAGTATTCTCTTTGGTTTAGGGAAGCTCTCCGCCATTCATCGGCGCTCAGGCCAAGTTGCACCAGGACGGCATTGGTGTTGGCCAGCACGCCAGAGAATCCGCGTGGATTTTTGGGATCGATGTAGCTGTTGAGATTAGCTGAAACCTGATCAAGTGACTGTGCGGAATGATCGATCCGGGCATTGATTTGAAGCAGGACTGCGGTTGCGGCCACCATGAAGGCGATGATGGCCAGAGCGGAAGCGGCGTGCAGCCATTTAAGCAATACGTCTAGGGAGAACTTCATGCCAGAATATTAAGCGTGTTGACATTTGTAGTCAATAATATTGCAACGGATTTTGCTTGCAAAACGCCGAGCGGCGTTTTAATATGTGGCCAAGTGCTGGCGAAAGGAGGTGCGAGAGATCCCGCCGCCTGGACTCTGCTACCATCCCTCCTCCGTATGGTAGACGACGAGAGCCAACGTCAGTCGGGCGGCGGGTTCTATCGCTGTAATCATATCAATGATATACGCTGAAAGACTAGCGAAGCGTGCGTTTGAGACCTGGGTGGCCAGCGGAAAGGCACCGGGCCGGAGACGTACCAGGACTTGGGAGCAGTTGTGGCCGTCCGAGCGGTTTGGATGGCAGCAGGTAGCCATGGCAGTGATAAAGGAAGCAGAAGAGAATCCACCTTCGTTTGCTATAATTTGCAAGGAAGAGGACCATGCCTAAAATTGATCCGTACAGCATAGACGTGTACATGGAATTAGACGAATGGTTCCGAGAAGATCTGACGGAAGCGTTCCGGGAGCGATATGGCCTTGCGCCACAGTTCTATAGCACCGTGATTGGGTTTCCGTTCCGAGATGTGAAGAACGGGAACAGCTACGTGATGATCTGGACCATCGTGATCAACGATATGTCCATGCCGGTGACGGCTGGAGACTACTATCAGGCTTCCGTGGATGGAGATCCGGAGAAGCTGGCCGGGATCTTGGGGCGTCAATTCAAGCTGTCGCCGGTCCCTTCGCCTCCATTTCCGATCCCGGAGTATGACCCGCATCCCATCGGAAGCCCCATCAGTTCAGATCCTACGGGCAGGTCTTTTCACCCGTCCGCTACGGACAACTGGCCCACTGGCAAAAATTTCACCGATCCAGTGACCTTGAAGGTATATCGAAAAATTGGCGGCATAACAGGTCCGTACTGGTTCTTGAAGAACTGAAAGGAGAAAACGGAATGATAACCGACGACGGGTTGGCCATCATGAGGCAGGAGGCGCTGGCCAAAGAAGGTTTTCTGAAAGGAGAAATCGGAATGATAACCAAAGGACTCGAAGCAGCAAAATTCGAGGAAACAAACGAAAATAACGAGTTAGTTAGGAGGATGAAGGGCAAGCGCTTCATCGAATCAGAATTTGCCAAGGAATCCAGGATGAAGCAGGAGGCGATGGCCAGAGAAGGTCTCGTGGGGCGTTACGAGGACCAAGCCTGGACAGGCCCCGACTCTCCTTTCATATTCCGTACGGTCACCACCGATACGGTCACCACCAACGGAACAAGCTCCGATCCCTTTTTTCAATGGCAACCGGAGGCTTTTCAGCACAGCCCGCAGCGAGATCATGCAGTTTTTCCTGAAACTCCCGTGGCTGTGGCGGCTCCACGGGCTGAGGCCGATGAGGAGTATCTGGGGCTGGCACAGGAATTGGGGATCTCTTCGGCAGCGGTAGACCGCGAAAGGCTCCTGCGGATTCTCGAAGATGAGGGCATCCCTATCTACGATCCCGAAAAAGTAAACAAATGGATGGATCACAAGACCCCCCAGGGGAAGACCTGGAAATGGTTTCCGGTGCGGAGTAAGGATCTCGTGCCATCTTTATTCGATCTCGGGACTAGGATGCAGCGCCTTGGAGTGGGGACCTACCGGCACAGGATTCCGATGCCGGTGCTTGAGACCATCGCCAAGATCTCGCACCGGATGGAAGAGGCGGTCTTTTTCATCACCGACTATGAGGATAAAAGGCCAGACCCCTTCCTAGCGGTTAGCACCAAAAGCATGGCCAGCGCCGGTGAACTGTTCATAATCGAACGCTGGGACGAACCGGGGTTCCGCAGGTAACATCCAGATTTGGACATGACGGCTCTGTTGTATAAACAGGATGGGAGAATGCGATTGGCGGTGGTGGCGAATCCGCCTCCGCCTACACTACTCGAATGGGAAAATGCACGCTTAGATAGCGGGTTTAACGCCTGTTTTGAATTGCCGATGTTTCCCGTGAAACCTCCCGTGGTCGAGATGGAGCTAGTGGGGTGCGATGACGAGGTGGCCGTCTATGAGGAGAAAGTGCCGGTTCTGCCACCTGGAAGGAAAGGATGAATGAAATGATCGTATCCATTGATCAGGTGGCGGCTGCGGCTGCTCTCATGTTCACCGTTGGGGCGTTGCTCGACATCCATTTGAGCGGCAGTGCGAGAAGGGATCTTGAGAGATTGACAGAAGAGTACAGAAAGCGAATCTCGGTCTTCAGGAAATAAAAGAGGGCGGATTGACATCCGCCCAGAAACGAAAGGAGCAACACAGAACCGAAAGGTGTGTGTCAACTGTATTCTACGTCGTTTTGGCCGCGAGTGCAAGCGGTGTTTACGGTTCAATATCGTTGTCCATACAGGGCTTACTGGTACGATCATGGAGAATTTGCAGAGTTCTCAACGGCCTCCAGCGCTGCCGTTGGCCTCTATTTCAAGGAGAGGAAGATAGCTTGTAGAGTAGTGGATGAAGAAGGCCGCATGATGTACCAGATTCCAAACGAGATTCCTAGAGCGGGGACGATTCCGCAATGTGGAAGGTGATAGCGGCTCTATTCTGCTCATCTTGCCTTTATAGTCAAGTAGAGATGACCGCTTCTCCGGTGTCCAGGGACGCCGTTAAGCGCATGTTTGGACGGCGGGCGGTAAAGGTCATTCAGTTGTGGACTATCACCTTGAACAACAAGACTCCCAACGCGGTTGGCATTGGCGAGGGGGCCATCCTGAGAAATATGTCCGAATTAAAACCTTATAGCCATGAGATGGCCAGCATTTTGATTCAGGACGCCGAGAAGAAAAGCCCCTGGTCCATCGCGGCGCGAGTCGTATCGGATCTCGTTCTGATCAGCAGCGTACTCGGGACTGGAGGCATCGTGGCCATGCCGGATCAGGCACTGGCCGGTATGGCTCTGTTTTCATCGAATGCTCCCTATCTGAGCAACCGGCTGCTGGCGGCAAAACCCAATATCCTGCAAAACTTCGAGGCGATTTCCCTTAAGGGAGTGGTTACGCTGGAGCCGGGAGAAGGAGCCGTGACTGCGGCCTTTACGGCTCCATGGCTCAATCCATCCCCCCGCAACTACACCATCGACGTTTCCCAGTCCAAAACCATTCAACTGATCCGCTAATGGCTCTGCGCTTATTGAACGCAAGGGATGTTAAGACCAGGATGAAAGCGGGAACGTTGGCTCTCAAAACTGGAAAACCTCGTATTCCCAGATATTTAAGTCAGGCGCAGAAAAAGCGGATCAGCCGTTCGGTCGCGCTTTGCGAGCTTTATTTCAAAGACGGAATGGGAGTGGAAGAGATCGCTGCCAAGATCGGGAAGACTCATCAGCGAGTCAGCCAGATCCTCAATTTCGGAGTCAATTTCCTGATCGATGAAGGCTACATTTATGTTTCTATCGTTCCTTCGGAGCCAGAAGCATAAGGCTCCGAGTCGGATTTGAAACGCTTGAGTTCCGAAGCCATGGCGTCGAAGGCGCGACCAAAATTCCGATGGTTCAAACTCTGGATGAATTCCATCGTTTTGGGATCTACGCGACCGAACACCAGGACTCTTTTCCTGTCTTCAGGTAGCTTGGGGCGCATTTGTGATGATTTTATTTAAAACTTCGATTTGTGTCAACAAGACAATATGGGCACGATTTCCATTGTTGCGATAACAATTGCCGTTACCGTATCGTTGGCGGCGATTGTTTATGTGGTTTATGCGGCGCTTCGCGCTCTACTTGATTTACGTAAACATCTTGAGAGCCTGTGCGCTGCTGTCCAAAAGGAAACCGAGGCGGTGATCGACTCCGGACAGAACATGGGAAAGCTGGTGATGTTCTCACAGGATCTCCGCAAGCTCGTCGAGATGCAGGCCGAGCAATTAAAGGCCACCCAAGAGACCATCAAGCTGCTGCACAACTCTCTGTTTTCAGAAGACAGCAAGGGCTACATCCCGTACTCCGAGGAGGCAGCGAACAAGGCGGCGGATCTGTTTGAGGAGATGGCTTCCGATCCCGAGATTCAGAGAAAGAAGAACCGGGACGTGTGGAAGAATTTGAGGTACAGCGAATGACAAGAGAGAAGTTTATCCGTGTCACCAAGCGGATTCTGGATCGCACGAAGGAGGGAGAATCGACAGCGGCAGTAGCCGAAAGGATTGCCGACGCGCTGGAGATGCTGATGGACATTGAAGGCGATGCGCCCGCTCCAGAAGCAGAGCCGGTCGATTGGCCGGTTGTCGAAATGGAGCCGCCCAAAAAACCTCCTGTACGTGCCGAAATTGTCTCGATTCCAGACTCACCCGCCGTGATCCCATCTTCTGGCCAGCCGATTACCATCTACAGTACCCGTCCTCAAACCGAGCCGAGCAAGCCTCAGTTCTTTTCTCAACAGGAAATCATGGATCGCGTAAAATTCGCAATCGATCTTTTTCAGAGAGCCACCCCAGGAAAGATCGTTGTGGTCCCTGATGGCACCAACACCGAGCTAAGTCTTGACAGAGACATCGTTTCAGACGTAGTTTCGGGAACCATCAAGATCACCTATAGCCTATCCGGCCAAGTGGCCCCTTCTCCTAGCGACCCCTATAAAACAGAGCCAATGTCCATAGACCGGATAGCCTACGAAGTCGTATCGGTGCTCGAAGACCCGCTTCCTTCTCCTGACGACCTAATGGTAAAAATCAGGCAGAGGGCGAGAGAGGTGTTCCGAGCGGGGCCGAAAGAGATCCGGAGTTCCACTCCGGTACGAACTGGCTCGTTGAGGTTTGATTCCTCTTCTCCGCACACGGAAGTCTAGCCGCTCCAATCGTATATTTTTCTTGAGTCAGTACCGATAGTACGATTAGACTGTCCACGAGGGCCTATGAAAGCATGACTTCTCTTTTGCGAGGGGTATGCTCTGCGCGTATAGATGCGCAGCCGGAGTATGGACTAGCCCTTTACCCTATAAAAACAAAACGGATAAAGGACGATGCCAAATGAACCTCCTGCTTTTCCTGCTTCCTTTCGTGGCGGCTCAATCGGTAGATCTGGTTCCCGACAAGCTCGAAAAGATCGGGATCATCGGTTTGATGGGAGTAGCGATATGGGTGCAATACCGAGAAAACCGCGCCAAGGAGGCACACAATCTGAAGATGGCAGAAAGCCTCACATCTACCTTGGCGGTAATCGAATCGATGACGGAGGCCCTGGAGAGGCTTTCAAAGAAAATCGAGGGATGTCCCCAGTGGAGAGACTCATTGACGAATTCCACCGAAAAATGATTACAATGAAAGACAGGATCGATAAAATCGCCACCTGATGGCCAAGAAGAAACCTACGGCTCTAGCTGTAGTCCCTTCTGTTGAGAAGGAGAAGCTGCCTTCCGAAGTTACCTCCTCCAAGCTTTATCAGCGTAAAAAAGTCAACAAAAACAACCTGCCCAATTACCAGGAGCGGATGCTCCTGCTGTTTGCCCCTCACATCATTCCCGAGACGATGAAGTCGATTTATTCCCAGGTGAAGGAAGGGAACAAGGACGCCATTCAGTTGGCGCTCCAGATCTATAACTTCATCCAGCGTCAGGGCGGAGTTTCGGTTGTCAACAATATCTTCAACCAGAACAACAACTCTTCCGCCAATGAACGCGCCTTTGACGCCATCGCCCGCCGCCTCGGAGAATCCGTAGAGACCATCACTCTCAAGCCGGAGAACTGATATGCCGCGAGACGCGGGCGTCACCGAATTGATCGAATACTTCGATCAGCCCGAGCGTGCCGAGCAGTTGGACAAGCTGACCGCCAAGGAGATGCGCGTCATCGAGGCAGAGATTGAGCGTTGCCAGCGCGATTTCGTTTATTGCGCCCGCAACTATTTTTGGATCACGGATAAGGATGGAGTGGATCAGCTATTCGACCTGTGGGAATCGCAGGAGTTAATCCTCGAAAAACTGGATTACCTTTCGCAGCGTAAGCGGCCTCGCCGCCTCATGGTCATCAAGGCCCGCCAGCTTGGTTGCAGTTTGTTGATCGAGGCTCTGATTGCGTGGCAGACGATGTTCTACCCCAATCAGAATGCGCTGATCGTATCCCATTCGGACGATCATGGCGGCTACCTGTTCTCGCTGATGCTGCACATCTACGATCAGATGCCGTGGTGGCTCAAGCCCATGCTCGCCACGCGCAAGTACGACACGGGCCTCCATTTCGCCAATCCAAACCTCGACATGCGCCGCATCAGCCCAGGGATGAACTCCAAGGTTGTGGTGCAGTCGGCCATGCAGACCACGGGCGTCGGCCAAGGCTATCGTCTGTCGGCTGTCCATGCCAGTGAATACTCGGACTGGGAGGAGCGCCGGGCCAAGGAGATCATCGATGGCGATCTCCGCTATGCACTATCGGAAAAGCCCAAGACCTTCGCCATCCTCGAAACGACAGCCAAAGGAGCGGGCACCTACACCGAGAGCCTTTGGCTGGCTAATGTGAAGCTGGCAGAAAGAGCCGAATGGTATCCGCTCTTTCTGCCCTGGTTCTTTGAAAAGGGGCGCTTTATTCCCCCGGAAACCGGGTGGGTAGTGCCAGAACGCGAAGCGGCCATGCGTGACCGCGTGAGCAAGGAATGGGTGCGGTGCGACAATCCGAAGTGCGGACGTTTCAAGGAATCTCATTTCCTGGGAGACCCATTGTTCGGCTTCCCCTGTCCGGACTGTGCTTCAGGCATACTGCGGGAATACATATTGCAGGACGATCAGCTTTGTTGGATGTGGCAGGAGCGCATCAACAAGGAAGCCAAGGGTTCGGAGTCGGTCAAAGAATTACGCCAGGAACTTGCCACAACGCCCGAGGAAGCGTTTCAGTTGACAGGAATCCAGGTTTTTCCTGCCGATTGCCATGAATGGGTGAACGAGACCGTTGAGCAGTATCCTTTGGCCGTGGGAAACCTCGATGACAAGGGACGCTTTCACGGACCCAAGAGTTGGAAAACCGGAGAGTGCTGGCAGGAGTGGTGCAGGGCGGATCATCGCTATGAGCCGGAGCACCCGTTGAAAATCTGGGAGTGGCCCGATCTGAAGCGCCGTTATGTGGTTGGCGTGGATGTATCGGAGGGGATCGGGGACAGTGATTCCGATTCCGACTTCTCGGTGGGCTGGGTCAATAAGTTGGGAGAAAACGGCGGTCCAGATGTGCATGTGGCCACTTACCGCTCAAACCGCATCGACCCAGGGGCTTTCGCGGTTCCTGTAAACTTTTTGGGGCGCTGGTATAACGATGCCCTGATGAGCATCGAGTACAACATCTTCCAGACCACCGCAGATCTGGTCAAGAACTACTTCATGTATCCGAACCTGTTTCGCTGGAAGCATCCGGATAACGACAAGATGTTGAGCCACAAGGTTCATTGGATGACCCAGATAAACACCAAGTCGAAGCTGTGGCAAACCGCCATCAAATGGTTACGGGCAAGGCTGTGGGTTGTCCGAGATCCCATTTTCGCGGAGGAAATGAAGAGGTTTCAGAAGGAAGACTACGAGGACAAGAAAGCTTCGGCGGCATCGGGAAGCCATGACGACGTGATTATGGCGGCTATGATCGCCCTTTATACCAGTCACGATCTCGATTGGGATGAGGCCGGGGTAGGGACTCCCCAGCATATTGCCAGCGATGCCGTTCTGCCTTCCGCCAACTGGATGATGCGCTGTCGGCGCTGCGACCATGCTTTTCCGGCAGACAAGCCATCGGTTCCAGGATGTCCGAATTGCGGTTCGATCATGCTATCTGGGCGCAAGATGGAATCGGAAAGCGCAGCCCGGACCCTTGATTTTCAGGAAATGGCATATAAAGGTCGAGGAAGTAGCGAGAATTTCGATTACGATCTATTGTGAGGAGCCTATGGCGAAAGGCAAGGAAGTTACATTTTCTGTTGACATTAACCTATCTGAACATAATGTCAACTTATTGCTGGCTTCAGCTAAACAGTCCGGACCCAGTTCTCAAATCATCGGACGCATGGCGGCGGGGGTCCTGACTGAAATCGCAGAAGGTGGGGTGCTGCTTCCTAAGTCGGTGGTAGACCGGATCGTGGAGATGATGGGCAGCTTATCCAACCCCCGTGACCTGATCCCGGTGGTTGAAAAAGCATATAACCGCAAAGACGGGCAGGTGGCCGCTGAATGGCGCATCGATCCGATCTATATGCCTTATCTCGAAGATGCGGCCATCTCGCAGGGCAGAACCGTGCAGCAGCTAATCCAGGATTGCATGGACACGGCCATGGACAAGGGGTGGTTGTACGAGCTTGATCCGCAGCCCCACAGGCTCTTGATCACAGCCGAAGACATGGAAGCATTGCGTGGGGCGCTGGGCAAGGATGATGTCCACGGCTCTGATCTCGTGGAATACATTCTTCAGCAGCGAGAGGCAGCCTAATGCCGATTTACGAAGCACTATGCGAACGGTGCAACGTAAAAACCGAATGGTATGCCAAGTCGCGTACCGACGAGAATAAGCCCTGCCGATGCTGCGGAGGCGAAACGAGACGTTTGGCGAGCGCGTTTGGTGTGATCTGGACGGGCGCAATTACGCCGAAGTACACCGATCACAACAAACCCGATTCGGCTGGTCCGCACTGGGCCTATCGGGTGCGAAGCTCGAAGAGCGGAAATCCCGAGCCGGTGCTGATCGACACGTGGGCCAAGCAGAAGCAGTTCTGCAAGGAAGAAGGATTGGTGGTTCCGTCTGATTTGCCGTCCAATGCGGAGGTTTCTGCGGATGGAAAGAAGCTCCAATCGGCTGGCATGTCCGGACAGTGGATATAAAGAAAACCACGTCCAGATCTGGACATAAACTATGGCTACTTTGGAGTTGGTTCCTCGCGGCCCGGTGGCTTATGGCCGCAGCGGAAACATGGACTATGCCGATGACTATCGGCGGAAAATGATCAAGTGGCGGGATGCTGCCCGCGACGAAGCCATCAATACCGTTCGTCTCAATCCAGAATTCACGGATGTCGGCAAGTACATCGATTGGATTGAAGGACGCCAGTGGAGAGAAGATCGACCGAAGTACCGTTCCCGCTTCTTCGACAACCGGGTAGCCCGCCTCCGCGTTGATTCCATCAGCTTGTTGACCGACATCCGGCCCGCGCTTGAAGTGACGGCGGCAGTGCAGGCATACGAAACCCAAGCCAAACTCTGCGAGGCCATCGTCAAGCATGAGTGGTACAGGCTGAACCTAGATCTTGAAATCGGTAAGGTTATCGATCACGCTCTGTTTTCAGTGGGTTACTGGAAAATCGGCGCTCTGATGCCGGGGGTCATGACGATATCCCCTTGCGGTATGGATAAAGTCTTGCCCATCATGCCGGGAGACAGTCTTCAGGAATCAGTGGGTGTTTTATATCGTGGTTACAAGCCAATACAATATTTCCGTGCGAAATGGGGGGAGAAGGCCAACGGTCTTGAGAAGTACGCCACCAGCATCACCTGGACCAATAGTTCAAACGAATACGTAAGGCCGGGTCACATCACCGAATACACCTGGAACTCGCTCTCCCCACAGATGAAGCGGCACCTCGGTATGCGCTCCATGCGCAAGCAACCCCAGGACCGCAGCCCCTTTCCGGTGATCGAACACGAAGAATATTGGATTGACGATCCCGAGATCAACGATTCCGAGGTGGAGGTGACGGTCAAAGATCCGGATATGTCGCCATCCGATCACAACTATTGGTATCTGGTCCCCGCTGGCGGAAGGCTATGGCCGCGCAAGCGGCTGATCGTTTTCGGCGGCGACAAGATCATGTACGACGGCCCGAGCCCTTATTGGCACGGGCTTTACCCCTTTGCCGAACTGATTCTGAATCCCATGGTCTGGGCTCCGGGCGGTCTGTCGAAGTATCGGGACATGATGCCCATCGCAAAGGCTCTCAACGAGGTGGGTGCCGGGACGCTAGATGTGGTGAAGCGGGCCATTAACCCGGTGGTGGTCACCAAGGAAGGCGCGATCCGCCAGCAGACCTTCGAGCAGTTTCAGCCGGATATGCCGGGAGGCAGGCTGAAGATGACCCCCAACTCCTCGGTGTCTCAGGACCTGCGATACATCGATCCGCCCAATATACCGGCCTATGTGGGGACCTTCCATCAATACATCAACCAGGAATTCGACCGTCTCTCCGGGACATTGGATATAAACAAATTGAGCGGTAAGAAACAGGTTCCTGGGGGCGACACCATCGAACAGATGCGGGATTCCATGCAGACCGGATTCCGGTTGGAGTCGCGCTACATGGAGCCTTTTCTGCGCGACGTTGGAGCACAGTTCATCTCGAATATCTTTCAGTTCTATACGCGCCAGCAGCGCATGAGGATTCTCGGGGCGGACGGTCTTACCTGGGAAGACTTCGACTACGATCCGGACAACATGACCCCCTGGTCTGAACCACGCTATGATCACTGGAAAAAGTTCGTCATCCGTGTAGCTCCGGGGTCTTTGCATGGTGGAGCCAAGGATCGCAACAAGCAGGTGGCCATCGCCCTATTCCGCTTGGGAGCAATCTCCCGCAGGCATCTGCTCCGCACGCTAGATTTTCCGGATGGGTTAATCGAGAAGGTCGAGCAAGAACTAAAAACGGAGCGAGAATCACTGCCTCCTATGGCCACTGGCAAGGGCCGCGTCCCCCGCATGACTCGCAGCGCCCGCAACGCCAGCCCCTTCTAGTTTCTGTAAACAATTAGAAATAAAGGCACTTACGCTTGACAAAGCCAGAAGTGTAACTTATTTTGTTGGTGTCAGCGGCGGTGCGTGACAGAAAGGGGGTTCTGCATGGCAAGACGAAGGCGGCGTGGCAAGAAAGCGCGGTAGTGCTTCTGCCCGAGCGGAGCGCGGGACGTAATCTTACGTCATGCGTCTGATCGCGTCCCGTCTCGATTCAAGACGGGAATTAAACAAGGAGGTGGAATATGGCACGTCGAGGCCGTCGCCGTGGTCGGAAACATCGCTAGAAAAGGAATCCGCTATGGCTAATCCAAGGCAGTTGGCCCGAAAGGGAAAGAAAAGAATGTCGAAGAGGTGTTACTGATGGCAAGAGGCAAGGGTCAGTATCAGATTGTGGGCGATGAGCAGAAACTGAGCCACAAGCCGGTTAGCTCTCCGTCCGCGAATCCGAAGAGTGGGCAATCGCAACTCGTAGGAGATTCGGTTTCCCTTTCGCGCACGCCCGTACAATCACCCTCCGCCAATCCTCGCAGCGGACAATTCGATTTGGTCGGGGATACTGTTTCGCTGAATCGTACTCCCGTGAAGGGATGGGGTTCGGCTGCGAATCTTCCGATGTCTGAACGCGCTATTCAGCAGTCGAACACGGCTGCTGGAAAAGGCGGCAAGAAGAAGTAAATGGCTGATACCCTGCCCTTCCCGGCTACCCCTCCAGCCGTGCGATCCCAACAGACCGCAGCGCCCGCTCCGGTCTTCATGATGGCTGGCCGAGACCAGATGATGGCACAGCGGCCAGGAATGCAGCAGCAACCCGGCGCAGCGGGGAATCCGATTCAGCAGTTGAAGTCCAAACTGGGCGAACTGGAAACCCTGACCGGGGACCTGATGATTCTGCTGAGGACCGTGCATCCGCCGTCCGGAGCGTTGCTTGTTCCGATTGCGCAGGCTGGAAAGGCTTTAATGTCGCAGGTTGCGGAAATTGAGCAGAGAGCGAGCGGGGCGCTTCCCTCGGGTTCTGGGGGTGCTCCGGTTCCGACACCTGCGGAGGGGGCTCCGAGAAGGGCAGCGGCCTAAAGAGAGAGGGATGGAATGGGAGTTTTTGACGACATCTTGGAAAACGTCGAGGATGACGACAAGGAAATCTTCGACAAGTACCCGCAGCTTAAAGAAACGGTAGATGGCTTAGAGGCCCGTTACTCTGATGCCGACAACCGCCTGAAGGGATGGGAAAGCTGGGCGCTCAAGCACTACAACTACGACAGCGGGAAAACCACTGAGCAGATCGCAGCCGAGCGGAAAGCCCAAGAGATGGAAGCCAGAGCCAGGGCGCTGGAAGCTTTAAAGGATACGGAAATGACATTCGATGAAATCCTCGAAGGATTGAGGGGACAGGGATTTGTCAAGCGCGACGAGATCCCCGAAGTGGTTAAGCAGGCCACTTCGGGCTTGGTGTCTCGGGAGGAATACAGCAATTCTCAAAACCAACTGGCCTTGGGATTTGAGTACATCTACAAGAAGACCGCCCATCTCCCGTCCAAGCACATGAAGGAATTCGGCGATCCGATGAACATGAATGACTTCATGGACCATTGGCAGAAGTCCGGGATCAAGGACCCGGATCAGGCTTACGAATCCTTCATCTCTCCCTTGAAGCAGGAGCGCGACAAGGTGGCGGCGGAGAAGCGGGAGAAGGAATACCAGGATCGGGTCGAAGCCGCCCGCAAGGAAGGCGAGGAAAAAGCTCGCCGAGAAATGTCGATGGGGCAGGGTGGAAGGATTCCCAGCGACCAAGGCGGAACATCCGGGATGGGGATGTTGGAGCGACAGATTATGCAGAAGCGCACGCAATCCGGGGCACAGAAGGATAATCCCCCCGAAATCCCTGACAGCGTGAAGCTTGGCGACGGGACACTGGCCCAACTCGGGTACGAAAAGTACCTGAAAGGAGAACTCGGAGCGGACAACAAAGTTCAATAGGCTCCGAATGAACTATGGCGCTGACTTTAACTGAGATCAACGCTTACACTCTCCAGTATATTGTTCCGAAGACCACTGATGTGATCTTCCTGAACAGCCCGGTTTTCACCCGGCTGCACAGTCGGAACATGGAGAGGTTTTCGGGCGGCTTGCAGATTCAGCGGCCAATCATTGTTGGCCAATTGAACGGTGGTCCGCTTGGCC